ATGGTGCACCTTTACTGGGAGTGTATGAGACGGAGGGTTCAGAACGAATTACCTCCGTTATAGAATTTTCTTCTTGTTTCTGGGGGTAAATCGCCTTATTTTTCTTATCTTTATGGTCGAGAATTGCGTCTTCAGCTACACTGTATGATTGGTTACTACCTTTCGTTTTGAGCATAGGACCGCGACCAGTGAGAAGCCAATCAATAGATATTTGTTCACATTTTGAAAACACAAGTGGAATATCAATTGAATTTCGGCTTTTCCAATTAGATAACGTAGCCTTACTTATGCCAAGCAACTCCGCAAGTGCATTGTCAGAAGAGAGATTTAATCCTTTTTTAAGCCTCTCTATAGCATCTTTTGAAGAAAATGTTTTCATTTTGTGAATTTTATCATCAAATAATTTGGAAGTTTTCAAATTGTGTATTATCTTTGCAACATGTTTAATACATAAACACCGCGCCAAAAATACAAAAAAGGGGCGAGAAACAAGAATGTTTAATTAAAAAATATAGGAATATGAAAACTTACTTCTACGCATCTTACAAGTTAAACGAGAACAAAGTAGACGTTTGTACGATTATCAAAGCACAAAGTCAGGCACAAATCAAAAGAGCAGCCATGCATTTGCATGAGAACTGGTCACGTTTTGAAACGTATAATGAGGCATTCAACTATCTTATGATTAATGTTACATCATTAGGAGCACAGGTTTCCTACGATGACGTTAGATATTATGATGTGACGAATTTCTAAATAACCTTATTGTAAGTAAGACATGAACAAGAGTTTATTAGACCGAGTAAGTGTTGAGAAAATAGATGCGCTGGTTGACGCATTAAGCGGGGTGATAAGTGACATGCGCATTACAGGAGAAAATAGCGAGACCTGCTTTTGCAATGAAGCATATTGGGCATGTTATTCTTTAAGAAATATGATGTTTACATCTCTAAGACATCGGGAACAAAATAGACTGGGTGAATAGATTGTAGGATAACCCAAGGCGGCTACGTCCGAATGGTAGCGGACCAGAACATCTCGGCAACTGGGGTTCGATTCCCCTCCGCCTACAAACATAATATTAATAAAGAAAAGATATGGAAAAGAAGATTTATGTAAGTGACAAAGCAAAGACGCAGCTTTGCAAGATATTCAGCTGCTCTAAGATGATGGTGTGGTTAGCGCTGAATTTCAAGCGCGAGAGTGACCTGGCACGGAAGATACGTTACACGGCTCTGACGCAATTCGGTGGCGTTCCAAGCTGGAAACCCGAGGAAGTGGAGACCACTCATGAGGAGGTGGAAAAGACCATGACGCAGCGTTATGGAGAACGTGTAAAATTGGTGTACAACCGCAATGACGGCAGCACGCATGTTCTGATTGACGGCAAAGAGACGCGTGTGGAGCATAATCTTGACGTTCCCAGTTTCATGGCGTTGCAGAACGAAGTTGAAATAATGGCTATGAGCCTGTAAAACCTTAACGGGATGGAATATTACAATAAAATGCTGTGCGTTACACGTGAGGAACTCTGCATGGGAACAGACCCGGTTATGAAGCAAGGAACCTTCAATACCAATCTGTACCGCGGACATCTCGTCTCCGTGAACAACGGTGGCGGAGAGGGGAATTACACGCTCTACGCATGGAGTTCCCTCCCGGAGAAATACAGAAAGCGGTATATGGAACGTTACGGCGACCCTGAACAGCGCATGAAGGAAGCCATGATGCGTGACCGCATCAAATTAGATAGCGAGGCTCGCGAATGGTACGAAGCGTTCACCTACGAGAAGAACGGCCGGGCGGAGCATCTGACTGGCGAACTGATAGAAGAATATACTATCAACGCGAGTGTACTTGGCGAATTGCAGAAGATGATAGCACAGCGTCAGGCCCTCCGTCAGAGTCTGAACAGCAGCATGGCGGGTGCATGGGAAGTTATCTGTCAGAGTTCGGAGGCCATGCGCGAGGAATATCACCATACACTACCAAAGCACATAGCACGCCTGAAGGCGAAAATAAAAGCTTTCAAGGCCGACGGCTATCGCAGCTTGATCAGTGGTAAAGTGGGTAATCTGAACACCATTAAAATAACACCCGAGTTCGGGCAGCTGCTCATCGCCTTGAAACGCTGTCGGGTTCCTGTATATACGGATGCGCAACTCTTTGAAGAGGCAAACTGTCAGGCAGAAGCAAACGGCTGGAAGCCACTGAAAAGCCTTAGCGGTATGAAGCGATGGCTGAACAGTGCTGCGATTATGCCACTATGGTATGATGCTGTATATGGTGAGCAGGCCGCACGACAGAAGTTCGGACGTAAACACCGTACAGCACTGCCAACGAAACGCGACGCTCTGTGGTATGGTGACGGTACGAAACTCAACCTATACTACCAGGACGAGGAAGGCAAGGTGCGGACCACGCAGGTCTATGTAGTCATTGACGCAATGAGTGAGGTGATGCTTGGTTGGCACATCAGCGACACGGAGGACTACGAAGCGCAATATCACGCATATCGCATGGCAATCCAGACAAGCAGGCACAAGCCTTACGAGATTGTTCACGACAACCAAGGTGGACACAAGAAGCTGGATGCCGACGGACTGTTTAAGAAACTTTGCCACGTGCATAGGACCACGCAACCTTATAACGGCGAATCAAAGACCATTGAGGCAGTGTTCGGCCGATTTCAACAACAAGTGCTGCATAAGGATTGGCGTTTCACAGGTCAGAACATTACGGCAAAGAAGATGTCGAGCCGTCCGAACCTTGAATTTATTGAGGAAAATAAGGACTCACTCTATACGCTGGAGGAGCTAAAAGATGCTTACGCAAAGGCTACTAAGGAGTGGAACGAGATGTCGCACCCTGCATACGGCAAGAGCCGGCAGGAAGCCTACGACAACAGCGTGAATGAGGAAACACAGCAGGTTACGGCACACGACATGGTGGATATGTTCTGGGTGACAGCTAAGCGTATGAGCACGTTCACCGACCAGGGTATCAGCGTAACTATCAAGAAGGAGAAGAGACAATACGAAGTGATGAGTGAACCTGGTGTTCCTGATCATGAGTGGCGAAGACAGCACACTTACGAGCGGTTCGTTGTCAAGTATGATCCTTACGACTTCGGAAGCGTCCGACTTTATAAGAAAGAAGCTGACGGCAGCCTGAGGTTTGAACGAGTAGCAGAACCTTACGTTGTGATACATCGTGCGATACAAGAGCAGACGGAAGGCGAAGCAGTCTTTATCCGTCAGGAGCAGGCTGCGAATACTACTGACCGTATTGAGCGCACCGTTGCAGGACGTGAGATAGAAAAGGCTCACGGTGTAATGCCGGAGCAGCACGGATTGCGTAGTCCAAAGCCTAAGGGAATGACAGCAGCTGAGCGCCGACAGATTGAACGTCGTACAGGTATCTATAGCAAAGAGCCTGAAGAGTATAAGATAGGACGAAAGACGAAGCAAGTGAGCCTTGAAGACTGGGCGGAGGTTGAGACGACAGTGGTCGACATGGCTTATGTGGCTGGTAAATCATAGGCAGCGAGGTGGTGCCTCACTACACAAAATAAAAAAATAACAACTAAAATAGAAAAGATATGAGTAAGTTGACAAACAACGAAAAGAGTCAGATCCAGGAGTGCTTGAAGCAGTATGTCAGCAAGTACCCAAGTCAGAATAAGGCTGCGCAGAGTCTCACGGGTATCAGCAGCGCAACATTGAGCACGCTGTTGCAAGGCAAGTGGGAGAATATTTCGGACGACATGTGGCGCAACCTCGCCTCACAGTTGGGGACAACGTCCGGCAATGACTGGCAGGTGGTTGAGACAAAGGCCTTTCAGGAAATGACCCTCGTCATGAAAGATGCCCAGGCTGTGAAGAATGTCACATGGATTGTCGGAGAGGCAGGCTGTGGCAAGACTACTACGGCGCGCCTCTATGCTTCAGAGCACAACGAGGTGTTCTACATCTTGTGTTCTGAAGACATGAAGAAGAGTGACTTTGTACGGGAGATTGCACGCCGCATCGGTCAGCGTACAGAGGGTTACAGCGTCAGAGAACTGCTCGACAGGATCATAGATGATCTTATTCAGATGCAGGCACCGCTGCTGCTTTTCGACGAGGCGGATAAGTTGCCAGAGCGGGTTTTCCATTATTTCATTGACCTGTATAACAGATTAGAGGATAGGTGTGGTATCGTCTTCTTCTCTACAAGCTACATCAAGCGACGCATGACCATGGGGCTGCGCTATAGCAAATGCGGCTACAATGAAATCCACTCGCGCATCGGCCGCAAGTTCTATGAATTGGAACAGACCGCCCCTCATGATGTATATGCAATCTGCATGGCAAATGGTGTGACAGACAAAGGACGCATCTCGGAGGTTGTTAAAGATGCAGAAGAATATGAATTCGACCTGCGGCGCGTGAAGAAGAATATTCATAGAGTTAAATTGATAGCTGCTCAAACAGCGAAAAATCAGCGTTTGAACAGCGGTAAAACAGCGGAATAATGAACAGGGCAATGTCAGTAACCGATATGCTGCGTATGAAGAAAGAAACCTATCCTTTTGAAGGAGAATGGGCCGACGCCTTCGGAGCACCGGAGCGAGGAGGCGTATGGTTCATTTGGGGACGTTCTGGAAGCGGTAAGACCAGTTTCACGATGAAGCTCTGCAAAGAGTTGGCAAATTACGGGAAGATAGCCTACAATTCCTTGGAAGAAGGTTTCTCTCTGACAATGAAGAATGCACTTATAGAGGCAGGTATGCAGGACGTTGCACGGCGGTTTATCCTCATCAGTGAAAGCATGAAAGACCTTGACGGCCGTCTCAAGAAGCACAAAAGCCCGGATATCATTGTGATAGATAGCTTTCAGTACACACAGATGAGCTTTAAGGATTATCAGAAGTTTAAGAACCGACACCGGGACAAGCTTCTTATCTTCATCAGTCAGGCAGAAGGAAACAAACCTTCCGGTCGTACAGCAGTGAGTGTGATGTATGATGCAGCCCTGAAGATATGGGTGGAGGGTTATCGGGCAATCAGCAAAGGGCGGTATTTCGGAAGCAAGGGCTATTACACGATATGGGAGGAAAGAGCAAACATATATTGGGGGGAAACTAAAGAGTAAAGCTATGGCAAACAAGCGAGACAACCTGTTATACAGGCTACGAAAAAAGGGCGTACAGGTCAACACCCGCGAACGCGTTATCTTCTTCGGTATGGGTGGCGAGCCGTTCAAGATAAAGCAGATAATACGGCTGTGCCGTGAGTTTCATTTCAATGTGCAATTAGTAATTGAGTAAAAATATGAGCAAGGAAAAACGAATAATAGAAATAGCCCCCGGACTGATGAGTCCAGGAGGGCGCATGGGAGAGCGCTTTATGAGTCGTGGGCACGTGTGCACCTATTGCCAAGGCAACGGCTATTTTTGGCAGGAAAACTGCTATCGTGAACGCTACAAGCAAGGATGCCCTATTTGTAAAGGCAGCGGAAGACTTGATGCGGTGATAAGCATTCAATGGAGGGCAAGCAATGATACAGGTAGGTGATAAATTCAGAAATCATTGGGTCGGACATGAAGAATGCTATGAGGGACGGATTTATCAGGTGACGGGTTTCCTTGAAGGGTGCACTTGCGGAAAGCCTGCGTTTCTTACTGGCAAGCAGGAAAGCCCCCGACGTCCCCATTTGCATGTACGGGCCAAACTGATAGAAGCTCCGGCAAAGTATATAGTCGGTGAAAACGGTTTCGTATTCGGGCCTTTTGATATCGAAACACTGCGCGACATCGATGCCCCTGATGAGAGCTGGATTGAAATCGTTCGGAAAAAAGGTGACCAACTGAGTTTGTTTTAAAGATAAAAGTAAAACGAATATGACACAATTAAGACACTATTCAATGACACCGAACGACAAACCGGAATGGCTGTTGCGGTTGCAGTTTGAAGTCAGTCAGCACTACGCCATTCGTGGCATTGACAACACGTCCGAGGAGTGGATGGACTTGCTCGATTTCATCGACGCCTTCATTCAAACGCTCTACACGCGTCGCGATATCATGGTGAGGAGCGAGGTGGCAGCCGACCTGCAAACCGAAGATGGAGAGACACGTCTGTTAATCAAGCGCAATGGTAAGCCTTTGCAGGTGTATTACATGCAACCCTCAAACGAACAGCAATGACCCACGAACGCAACTACGCACGCTTTTATACCCTGCTCAAGAAAATGCCCGGTGCAGATAAGGAAACGCTCGTGGCGCAATACACCGACGGCCGAACCACCTCGCTGCGCGAAACTACACCGCAGGAATACGACCTGATGTGTGGCGACATGGAATGTCTCACGGGCCACGATGCGCAGCGCGAAGCCTTGCGCCGACAACTCCGGCGCAGACGCAGTGAGGTGCTAAAGCTCATGCAGCAGCTCGGCATCGACACTACCGACTGGAACCGCGTGGATCGTTTTTGCAGTGATAGCCGCATCGCCGGCAAAGCCTTTCGCCACATCAGCATCGACGAGCTCGAGGCCCTTGCCTTAAAGCTGCGGGTGATAAAACGGAAGGGCGGGCTGAAAGAGCAAGAGAACAAAGATAAACCTGGCACTACCTCTTATGTCTTCATCAACATGGGGCATGCCACAAAATGTTAAGTATATGAATGAAGAAACAAAAGTGACCGTTGAAATGACGGCAGAGGAGAAAGCCCGCTTTGAGGCTTTCCGGAAGTCTGAAGAAAAACGCGCAGCAGAAGCTAAGGCGCGTGCTGACCGCGAGATGTACAAACAGCTGGTAGATGACGAGATAGAGAAATCCATCCCCGTGCTGCTTGCAGTAAGCGAAAAAATCAAGCAGAGCAAGCAACAGGTGCTTGATAATTTCAAGACGATCCTTGAACTCAAGGGAAACATCTTTAAGACTGTTAGGGATGACCAAAAGAGCCACACCTTCACCAACTCCGAAGGCAGCAAGCGCATCACACTTGGCGTATATGTGACCGACGGCTATCGGGACACTGTCGAGGACGGTATCGGTATCGTGAAAGAATACATCGAGAGTTTGGCCAAAGACGAGAAGACAAAGTCGCTGGTGAGCATGGTGCTACGTCTGCTTTCACGTGATGCTAAGGGAACGCTCAAGGCTTCGCGTATCGTACAGCTGCGCAAGGTGGCAGAGGAGACAGGAGACAGCCGTTTCCTCGAGGGCGTTCGCATCATAGAAGAAAGCTATCAGCCCGAGGTGAGCAAGCAGTTTATCCGAGCAGAACAGAAGGATGTCAACGGCATGTGGAGAAGCATTCCGCTGGGCATGACGGAAAGTTAAAGCCATGATAAACTGATTGTATATAAAAAAATCCCTAAAACGCTTACCGTTGCAGGGATTTTTTTATTACTTTTGCATATATTGATTAATGAATGAGGGGAAAGATGGCAAAAGGAAGAAACAAACAGCTCATAGAAGAGCGCGACAAGAAACTTTTTGAGCGGTTCTACTATTGGTCTGAGGTGCAGCGTTTGCGCTTCGACGATGTCATTCATAAACTTTCTACAGAAGAATTTTTTATTTGCGAGGCCACCACGCTGCGCATCATCAAGCGTATGCTGATGGAAGGCGCGACTGTGGACGGACAGACCATTAAACGGAGCCGGTACATGGGCTTCAGGTCCTTACGGAAACAGAAATCGTCTTCTTCGCAATTGTCGCTCTTTCCCGAGTAGTTTCTGACGTGGCGCAGGTGTAGGTCGCCTCATACACCTTTATCCCGTGATTGAACGTAAAGAACTTTGAGCGGATACGTATCAACGAACCCTCGCTACTTGCCCTATAACCCTGCAACAATGCGTGCAGGGCTTTTCTTTTTTCCTCACGCTGCATAATTCGGTCTGTTGTTTGGCTTCCGGCATGCGTATCGTCGTAGCAGTCGATAGCAAGCCGCACACGCACTTCGCATACGCCGCGCTGTGAAAGGTCGCCCGCGTCGCTCCATTCTGTGCCTGGCAGGTCAATCAAGATGGCCGGGAAAGTAAGCGGATACATATCAATGTTTTCGTCGTCGAGGGCCTCGAGCTGGCCGTAGTCCTCGTCCACGGTACGCGCCCAAGGCAGCTCACTGGCAATCTTATTGATGAGATTAACGAGAAGTGATTCCATTTTTTATTTCATTTAATTTGTTAATGACGATTTGATTAATCTTTATACGCAGTTCTTTACTATCACCGATAAACTGTCGCCGGTGTATTTTTGCGGTAATATTGAGTTTCGTTTTCTTGGTTAGTGCCAGCGCACGCCACTTCCTTGCTTCTTCGGGCAGTTCTTTCGGCAGTTTACCTTTACCCTTTACGCCTGCCAATGCATATACTTTAGCCCATGCCATTTTGCGCATTTTTGGTGTAATAGTAGGATTTGTGTGAATGGTGCCACCCTCGTTGTGAATACGTGCATACGGCGCAGGGTTAACAACTGTCACCTGTCCCGGCGCAGATACGGCATCGACGCTGTTCATCAGATGATTACGCTCTGAGGTCAGCGGCTTGTAAGGGCTTCCTGCTTCTTGCCGCCTTGTCTTCTTCCAGGCGTGCAGTCCGTCATCAGTAAAGCCACCATCACGGAAGTTCTGACGGAAGTGTTTCTTTGCTATGATGGCCGCCTTGCGTGGTATTTCGTCACGCATGGCACGTTCCACCTGCTTCGGTGCACGGGCGATGATGTCGGCTATTTGTTTAGCATTCATAAAAATAATTGCTTAAAAGTTTGTTCGTAACGAAATATTTCATATCTTTGCATCGGTACTGGAGAGCCGGCTTGCCGTCTCCGGAACCTCCCATAACGTTAGACTCCATAAGTCTAACGTTTTGTTTTGCCTCCATACACCAGTAATTTATTCTTCCAATGCACCATGATAATCCGTTCTTTCCTGCTTTGCGAAAGGTAGCCGTTAACAGTTCGGTGTATCATTTCCCTACCTATGAAACTCGGTATCTCCAGCACGATGTTGTCTGCTTGCCTCTTGGCTTTCTTAATGTGGTTGATAATAGCGTTATGCTGTTCCTTCATGTTGGCATCTTTTCTCAAGCCATACATGGATTTTCCGTCGAACAGCAGACCGTTTATCAGGTAGTCAGGGTTCTTTCCCTCTTTTACACCAGGCGGCAGCAGTTTACGACGCAACCTACGTCCTTCCTCAGTTGTCTGTTCCAACCGGGGCAACAGATATACCTTTGTCTTCAGTTTGTCAGCGAGGAAGTTTGCAAGGCGTTTGTTGTCAGCAAGCTCATTTTCACCGTGATAAGGACTGATAAGTACCTGCCCTTTGTGTGTACGCTTGTAGGTGCTTACTTCGGGTGGTTGAATGCTTGAGTTGCCCCACTCTTTACCCGGCAGCTTGGCATCAATATACGGGCAATGGAAACAGTCTTTTTTGCGATTCTGAAACACTGCCTTAATCCGGTTCCTAATACCCTTCGGTTGATAGAATGGGCAGTGGGCACAGTTCTCGGGGAAGTAGGGGTGCGTGTCATTAATGAGGTGCCCGTCTCGTCCGGGATTGTTATCCAGTCCCTGCTGCGGACTCGGAGCCGGCATATCCTCCACCAGGTCCTCCGGTGAAGCAGGCTCGTCAGTGGCCTCGAGCGAGCACTTGCAGTTCCACCGGTCCTGTGGGTGATGTTTCGCCCAAAATGGGTGGTCCACGGGCAGCGTGAGTTTCTTTTCCCAGTAGGACCGGTGCAAAGCCTCGGCATCGGGCGATGTGGTAGGCATCCATCGCAGATTAGGCATTACGTCTTTATTGCGGACAAACTCCTGCCAGTCGGCCGCGGCGTGTGCCCGCAGTACGGCCGTGTTGTATTCTGTCTTTAGCCATGCACCCACGTGGTGCGATGAGATACTTTGAACATCATTCAACCACTGTTCGAACGGTTTTAGATGTCCGTTCGAATCCAACAATTTAGAAGCCATCGCCTCACCCATGGCGTGCACCTTGAATGCGGCGAACACTTCATTACCATGACGCATGGCGTTTAGAAAATCGTCGTTGTGCCGTGGCTGGTAATCACCCCGTGCCAATCCCTGTACTGCAGCCTCGTGCAACAGTTGCAGCAGCTCACGCCACATGCCCGGTTCAATCTCAGTGGACGTGTCGAAACCGTCGTACACCTCGTGCAGGAAGTCATTCAAGATATCGGCAGAAAAGCTGACATTCCCACCGGCGTTGCGGAAGTGGCCGTGACATCCGCAGTGGTTGCCACCGTAATAAAGGCTGTCGATTAGAAATCGTTGTCTGCCCCGACAGGCTTCGGGGCTATGCCAAAAAAACGGCTCAGGGCGTTAGTGGGCGGTGTGGGCTTAGCGAGAGGTGTAGGTTCTGTGGACTCTTGTTGCAGTCGTTCGCGCAGTGCAGCACGCTCCTCCTCTTTCTTTGTTTTTAATTCGCTGTAGTTCTCGGGCTTGGCTATACCGAAGGTCTCGTACAGATAATCGTCGTCGATGGGCAGGCCCATATTGGCGCACTTCTGCACGATGTCTATCTGCTGCGCCACGTCCACCTTGTCCTTCTTGGCGTAAACGAACTCGCCACCTTCGGTGTTGAAGCCAAGATTGGCAAAGATGTCGCGCATCTGATAGTTCAGGATATCAAGGATGAACTCACGGTCGTCCGCATTCATCTCGTCCTCTTCTTCCTTGTGTATCGTGCCGAGAGCCTGTGTGCCAGTACTTTTGGCATCGGTGGTGAGCGTATTGCCCAGTACACGGATGCTGATTTTACTGTCCCAATATTCTGCAAAGGTGCGATACAATTCACTGCTGCCCGTCTTATTGGCTGCCTCGAGTAGCTTCATGTCGCTGTCTTTGGGGTGAATATACACCGCGTTCGTGCCTTGTGAGCGTGCCTCTCGGATAAGCGTCCTGCGTGCTTCTTCGTCGCCCGCATCGTAGGTATACTCGCGGATCGGCATACCAAATATGTTGCAGAACCGTGCCCAGTCACCCATATTTCCTTTTTTATAAAGCACGGCGGGCAGTATCTCGGCAAAGATACCCAGCCCGCGTTCCGAGCCGACAAACAGTGTGTTGGGGTACAACTCAATAGGCTCACCCTCTATATCGCCCTGGTAGCGCAACAGGAGGCGGTGCACGGGGTTGTAGTGCTTGCGGTCGATAGAGTCGACGCGGATATTGCCGTCCTCTCCCATGCGGAACTGCACCAAGGTGAAGCCCCAAAACTCGGAGAGGATGAGTTCCTTGCGCAGCTCTTTGAACCACGGCGAGCGCAGCTGCTTGTTGATCGCCTCGTCGGACTTACCGTCGCGTTTAAACTCAACCGGGATTTGCGTTACTCCGCGCAACCGCTTCGCCATGACACCCGTGAGGTGCAGGTCGAAGTTCGCACTCTCGTACATGTCATATAGCCGCACGCGGTTACTGTAGTCGATACCCTGCGCCGACGTGACAGCATTCATGTAATGTTGCAGGTTGAAATGAAACAGTTCCGGCATCTGCAATACCACGTCCGGCTGCCGTTCTCCCGGTTTTGTGAGCATACCGCCCTGTGTAATACGGCGGTTGCTTGCTCGTTTATCTCTTAGATTTCCCATTTTGCTTAACTATGATATTGTGAATTATGCATGATGAATTACCCCAACACCGGCCTTACTTCGTCGGATTTGATTTGCCAGCGCGACTTGTCCTCAAGTTCGTCGGCTGGTAGTAGGGGTGCCCCGTCGATGGTCACGTCGCCGCGCATCACACCCTTGAGCCACTCTACGGCGCGGTCGTATCGATCCTGTCGTATCTTCGACATCTTATACGGATTATGTTGGCAAAAGATGTGGAAGATGGTGATGTCCAGGGCGAACATCAGGATCAGTGCATGGCGTTCGGTGCCGCGCGCGGAGAAAATCTTGTCGCAGTCGTACTTCTTGTTCAGATACGAGCGCATTTCGGCGACGGCCCTATCTTCGCATATCTCTACAATCTGCGGGTCGTAGTCGGCCGTTCCCTGTCGTAGCAGACTGTCGAGTATCTCCTTGTGTATACTCGCGTCATAATCGGTTATGTCTATAAAGTTGCTCATATTTACAATATAAATGGGTTGTCTTTGTTCATATCCTCGTCATTAAGGGCGATGGTATAGGTTGGCTCCAGTTCCCCCGTCTTCGTGTCCACCATCGTCGCACCGCCCTCGATGGCATCCGGTCCGTCGGCAGGATATGGAAGCGTCAACTCGAAGAGCTTAAATTGGTTGATGAGTTCCTGCATGTGCGGGTTATCTTTCTCTTCTTCGTTGAATATCCACGTGCCCAGCCGGTCGAGTGGCTCCAGGTTCGCCTCGATACGCGTGGCCTTGTCGGTCTTCTTTCGCGTATCTTCGCGAATGAAGAGCTGCGTCTTCCGCTTGGCACACTCCTCACGCAACAAGGGCTTGAAGACCTGCTGATAAAAAGGGTCCTGCAACTTGTTGTTTTCGATGTACCAATACACGTTCGTCTTCCCCGCCACGTATTTGTCCAACTCAAAATACCAGCCGATAAAACGGGCGTTGGTTTCATGGGCCAGGAAACCTTTTATTACATAGTAGACACCCTTATACTTACCGATAAGCCACAGGGCCTTGGTGGAGCTTCCTTTTTTCTTGCTGTCCGAGTAGGCGGGGTCGCCATACCCGATCAGGAAGCGGAACTTTTTTAAAGATGGCACTTTTCCAAAGGGCAGATTCTTAAAAATCTTACCTTCGGCGATGGGGTTGTTAAAGTATTCGGCCTGCTGGGCACGCACAGATATTTTTGCCAATATGCGGTCTATCTGCTCCTCTGTGTTCTTCTGCGGCCATGTGCTACGGCCTTTCTTGTCCCGAATATTCACAATGTCCCAGCTGTTGGCCAGCTTGCCGGCACGCGTGATACAGCAGTCTTTGGCGATGATATTGCCACACCATAGCACCAGTGTGGGTTCTGAGATGGAGCGTGTGGGATACAGGGCATGTTCTGCCCACTGCCATTTCTTATCGAGCGTGACGGGATTTCGGCAATCCTCGTCAGTGTCATAGTCATCGAAATACAGAATATCGGGGCGGATGGCCTCGTTTCGCATACCACGCGGGGCCGAACCGGCACCCAGGGCAATGAACTTCGCACCGCAGGCACAACTGAACTCTCTGTCCGTCCACATGCCCAATACTTCCTGTTTACCGTAGAACTGTTGTAGGCGCGGGTTCTTTTCGAAGTTAATCTTATAAGGAGCCAACAGACGCTCGGCGGCATCAATGGTGGCGGAAGCCAACGCAACAAACCGCTTGCGCTTGGTTAGTGTCAGGTACATAATGACGAACATCGCCACGGTCGACTTCGCCAACTCACGACTCCATGAGAGAACCTCATACCATTCCTCGTTGGCTATGATGCGCCTGATGGCTTTCACCTGGAAAGGCGCGAACTCATACTTGGCATACGTCGGAAAGAAATACAGTATCCACGCTATGGGGTCGGCCTCGAGTTCCGCCCGTTTTTTATCGATGTCATAGCGCGACAGACTTTCATCGACATCAATATCTTTGGCCAGTCCTTCATTATACCTGCGCCATAACTCAAGGGCTTGCTTGTCTGTCAGCTTACTCATGACTTACTTTTGTTTGCTTGGTCTTTGATAAATGCATCAAAGAGGTTATTGAACTGTTTGGCAGCCTCTATATCCAGCGGCCGCAGCCACGACAGAAAACGCATGGCTACCGACACGCAATCGGGCACGCCGATGTCGGCCTCGAGCTTCTTGATGGAGCCGGCCAGCTTGGAGAGTGCATCGGCTTCCTGTGTGGTGGCAAACCGTTCACCGTCGGG